GATTTCTAAATTATCTTTAATGATCTCTTACATTAAAGAAGGTTACTTTGTATACAATGAAATTAATAACACAGGTCCAATAGATTTTATAGCTGTTCATCCAGAGACAAAAGAAGTATTGAAGATAGATGCCAAGACATACTCTCGGAGAGAGAATGGGCCTCAATCTGGTAGCATGATACATCGTATTAGATCTGATGAACAAAAAGATTTAGATGTTAAGATAGTTTATTGGGACTTAGAGAATGAAAGACGAATAACTACAAGGGAAAAACCAGATGTGGATTATAGTACAGAATGATATGACAGATGACTATGTAAATGTACTAATGGATGACGATGGCAATGCCGTCAAGTTCACAGATAAGATAAGTGCATGGCGTTACATAGAACTCATGTGTAAAGAACATGGAGTTGATATGTCACACATGGAAAATGATGTAGAGTTATGGCGATTACATTAATCCAAGGTGTCAAGGCACACCCTTCTGTTCTTAAAAAGGACAAGGATCATATCCTCTATCGTGATAACGTAGAGAACTGGTTGAAGTTTAATGACGAGCAGCGTAAGATACTTGCCAAAGCTGCACGTAAAGGACATAAGGAATCACTTGCTCAAAGTTTAATACATGAAGGTTACGTGAAAGAAATAAGACACTACCTTAGAACAGGAGATTGGATCTCTGATTTCTTTGGTAGAGATCAAGAACATAGAACAATCAGAAGGACAATAGTAGCATGACCTATGAAGAAATCCAGTATCCTAGTATCATCAACGACTGTGGACCTCACGTTTGCAGGAGGATTGAGTTTACTCAGCGGGACTACGATAAGAAGTGGGTTCGTTGGGAAGAGGTGGATACTAACTATGAGCCACAAGAGAGGGACTATCCTTTCTCCTCTGGCAATGGTCATAGGTATGCGTGGGTATCTACTGGAGTGTGGAACTACAAACCTATAGATGCTATGAAAGAAGCACAAGAACGTAACAAATGGAGGCGAGAAAGAAATGGATATCGAACGAGAACTCAGACGTAACGTGAAAGATTTACAAGAACAATTACAAAGGGCTTATGCTCGTATCAAAGTCTTGTCAGATGAGCTGGATGCAGAACGAAAGCGTTCTCATTACAACTCTAATTTCAAGAGTGGGATGAGTGGTTGGGCTATGATGGATGACCCAGAATATAGATCCTGAAGATGTCAAGCTCGGACGAGCAGCCTTTCTGGATAAGCATGGGCTTGACAAAGAAGAACTATATGATAAAATCACATGTGAAAACATACGAGCTATTGTAAAAGATAGCTTACAAAGTATACGGAAATGGAAACAAAAGGAGATAGACATGGCATCAGTAAGTGATTGGCTTATCGAGATGGAAGAGGATGCTGGCCGTCTTGCACGATCTGAATGGGTAGCTAAACATGGAGCGTCCCGTGTGGAGATTTGGGAACGAGCTAATGGTGCGGACAATCAAGGCGAATTAAACCTATGAGCAAAGACTTCTTGGCACGAGATAGACAACAACTATTTCGTAGCATAACAAGACAGTACAAGAAGGAAGGCTACTCAGTACGAGAAGCTAAACGTCTTGCAAGATTTGAAGTCGATGATATCATGTCCGACAAAGAAGCTTTTATATCTAATTATATTAAAGAAACATGGGAAGATGCCGATGAATAATAAAGTAGTTATTGTTAAGTGGATTGACTCAGCAGAATATGAGGATGCTGATTGGAAAAGTGAACAAGATCTTAAAGATCTACGTCCCATGATAATTAAAAGTGTTGGCATGTTGGTTAATCAAGATGATGTCTATATAACCATAGCTTCCTCTATTAATAATTCTGATATTGAGAGTGAGGCACAATACGGTGGCCTCATTTCCATACCAAAGTCTGCGATACAAAAGATGTGTACTATATCAGATAGCTTTACTCGTGAAACTATGAATACACGTATGAAAGAAATTAATGATGGCACTTGGCCGGGACCGGGTGTATAACAACAAACTAATTAACCATATGTAGTAGTACTTACGTACTACATATGGATTAATTAGAAATGAGAAAGGATTACGAATGCTGAAACGACAGTGGCTAGATCGGGGAGCTTGTCCTAAGTGTGGGTCATCCGATGCTAACGTCAACCACAATCAAGGTTACTCGTATTGTTTTAGTTGTAATACAAAGTTTGGTGATAATGTTTTAACCATACCAAAGCAGGAAGCAAAGCCTATGAATACAGTAGGAAATTGGGGAGAGGTAAGTGATCGCAAGATCTCTCTTGATACTGCAAAGAAATATAGTACCAAGATTAAAAGTGAGGGTGCTATTGTAACCCATCATCTCTATGGTTACTTCAACGACAGAGGTGAGCAGATAGGTCACAAGGTAAGACAGACTAAAGATAAAAGAATGTGGGTCGAAGGTGATCTGTCCAGTGCAGTTCTATTCGGACAGAATATATTCTCACCCAAAGGTAAGTACATTACCATCTGTGAAGGTGAGGTTGATGCCATGTCAGCTTATGAACTGATGGGATCAAAGTGGCCGTCTATATCTATTAAAACTGGTGCAGCTTCTGCATTGCGTGATTGCAAGGAAGCGTTCCCATATCTTGATAGCTTTGATAATGTGATCATATGCTTTGACATGGACAAGCAAGGACAGGAAGCTGCTGAACAGGTAGCTCAGTTGTTCGCTCCTAACAAAGCCAAGATAGTACGCATGGATCATAAAGATGCTAATGAATATCTCAAGATGGGACAACGTGCTGCGTTCAATGATTGCTGGTGGAATGCAAAGCCGTATACTCCTGCTGGAATAATCAACCTTAAAGATCTTGGTGAAACTTTATATGAAGAAGACTATTGTGATACCTGCCTGTATCCTTGGCCTCAGATGAACGAGAAAACTTATGGTATGAGGACAGGTGAGCTGATTACATTCTGTAGTGGCAGTGGTATGGGTAAGTCAAGTATCATACGAGAGTTGATGCATCACTTCCTACGTAACACAGAAGATAACATAGGTATACTTGCTCTTGAAGAGAGTGTGAAGAACACGGCATGGAACATCATGTCCGTTGAAGCTGATGCCCGTTTGTATATCAAGGAAATTAGAGATGGCTTTGAACCAGAGCAGTTGCAGAAGTTTCAGGAAGAGACTATCAACTCAGGTAGGTTCTTTGCTTTCGATCACTTTGGATCAGTGGACAACGACGAGATACTAGCAAGGGTTAGGTTTATGGCTCAAGCTCTTGATTGTAAATGGATTTGTCTTGACCATCTGAGTATCCTCGTATCAGGTCAGGAAGATACAGACGAGAGAAAGTCCATAGATATATTAATGACCAAGCTAAGATCACTGGTTGAGCAGACAGGTATATGTCTGTTACTTGTGTCACATCTCCGCAGACCTTCTGGTGACAGAGGACATGAGGATGGAAAAGAAATAACATTAAGTCACCTCAGAGGGTCAGCTTCAATTGGTCACTTGTCAGATAGCGTAATAGGATTGGAAAGAAATCAACAAGAGGATGATCCGATAACTGCTAACACAACAACCATTCGCATACTAAAGAACAGGTATACAGGAGATACAGGAGTAGCAACACACTTGTTTTATAACAAAGATACTGGTAGACTAACTGAGATTAGTAATCCGTTTGACACAGGAGATGATTAATGGGACGCAAGAAGTTTGATCGAGAGTTATACAATAAGTCAGATCCATTATCCAATGGCATCATGGTACGATGGCTTGACTTAAATGGATATAAACATATAGAGTCAAAAGAAGATTACAAAGTTGACATTGTATGTATGAAGGATAATATACCGGCATACTTTGAGACTGAGATTAAATATAGTTGGGTTAGACAATGGCCTAATGATTGGATGGAGATACGTATTCCATATAGGAAGAAGAAAATTATAGACAAGTGGGTGCGTGATGGATCGAAAGGTCCGTTAACTTTTATTATATTTCGTAGTGATTGTAAACAAGCATGGTTTATTAATGGCCTAGCTGTAAGAAATTCAAAAGTTGCTACACTTAATACTAAGTATACAACTCATGAAAAGTTTTATCATATAGATGTTAATGATGCTAACCTGATTAATATGGAGAAGCCTTATGATATTACTGAAGAGTTTATTAATACACAGTATCCATCTTAAATGACCGATAGAGATATTGCTAATAAGATATGGATAATCATGAAGGGTATTTCTTTACCTACAAATTATACTGATAAGGATGTTATGGAAATAATTTATAAGTACTGGCATCGAGCTATGGAACGTGGTTCATGTTAAGAACAATAACTCTACTGGAGAAAGTATTAAAAACATGGATAACTTTTATCGTATTTATACCGACACTATCTTGGGTGATAATGTTGCTGGTACTGATGGCCTTGCAAACCCACATGGAATCGTTGTGTTTCAACAATGGCTTCTCAATATGGCTATCTTCTTTAGTTACAGCCTACGGTTTCTTTCTATATAAATTAATGAGAAACTAATATGTCCTTAATTACAATAACAGATAGTGCAAACGATCACCTGTCTGGAATAGTACAGGAGAATAATGCTAAAGGTATTATGCTTGGCGTTAAAGGTGGTGGTTGTGCAGGGTTTACCTATCAGTGGTCGATACTACAAGAAGAGATACCAGATAAGTTTAATACTGAGGACAAGTTTGAATTACATTCGGGCTACTTATGTGTACAGCCTGAAGCTATGATGTTTGTAATGAATACCATTATAGATTTTACCAATGACATAGCAGGTTCCTACTTGAAAATTGTTAACCCTAATGCTACATCTCAGTGTGGATGTGGAGAAAGTTTTGGAGTATGAATGTAGTACTTGATATAGAAACAGATTCCTTGGATGCGACAAAGATCCATTGCATAGTAGCTAAGGATCTTGATACATCTCAGGTACATGTATGGGATCATACAAATTTAGATAAGTTTAAACCTTGGTGTGACACGGTGGATAACTTTGTAATGCATAATGGTATATCTTTTGATGTTCGCATACTTCGTAGATTACTTGGAGTTAATATTAAGATAAACCAAATGAGAGATACTCTTGTTATGTCTCAACTCTTCAATCCTGTTAGAGACAAAGGACATAGTTTACAAGCATGGGGAGAAATTCTACACTATCCAAAGATGGAATGTGAGGACTTCTCCACATACACAGATGACATGCTTAAGTACTGCAAGAATGATGTTGATCTTACAGAGCAGGTATATAAAAAGTTATTACAAGAAGGGAGAAAGTTCTCACAGGAATCCATTAACATGGAGCATAAGATACGTGCAATCATAGACCAACAGGAAACAAATGGGTTTGCTTTGGACATACGCAAGACCATAGGTTTGTTGTCTCGTTTGTCCGACGAGGCACACGAACTGGTGAACTGGTCAAAGGTTACATTCCAACCTACAGTTGTAGAGTTAAAGACAAAGCCTAACAAGATTGTACCCTTTAACATAGGATCAAGGCAGCAGATTGCTGCTTGTCTTCAGGCATTGGATTGGGAACCAAAAGACTTCACCGACAAAGGTAATGTGATTGTTAGTGAGGAGATACTGAATAAGATTGACATGGAAGAAGCCAAGAAGTTCTCTCGTTTCTTCCTGTTGCAAAAGAGAATAGCTCAAGTCCAATCATGGATAGATAACTACAACGATGACACAGGCAGAGTTCATGGAAGAGTTCTTACTCTCCGAACTATTACTGGTCGCATGGCACACTATGGTCCTAACATGGCTCAGATACCAGCAGTAAGGAGTCCATTCGGTAAAGAGTGTAGGGATTGCTGGACAGTCAGTAACCCACATACACATAGTCTTGTTGGAACAGATGCGTCTGGTCTTGAGCTAAGATGTCTGGCACATTTGATGGATAACAAAGACTATACCAATGAGATCCTTAATGGTGATGTTCATACAGCCAACATGAACATGGCAGGTATAACAGATAGAGATCAAGCCAAGACATTTATCTATGCCTTCCTATATGGAGCAGGTGCTGAGAAGATAGGGAACATCGTGGGTGGTAGCAGGAAGAAGGGACAAGAGCTTATAGATAAGTTCCTGTCGAACATGCCTGACCTTAAACGGCTCCGTAACAGCGTTCAGGAGGCTGCTCAGAGGCATAAGATCAAAGGTATAGATGGTAGGTACCTTCATACAAGATCACCTCACTCAGCTCTTAATACTTTAATACAAGGAGCAGGTGCAACTGTATGTAAGGATTGGCTTATTAATATGATAACAAGAATAAATCGACAGGGATTAGATGCTAAACTTGTAGCATCAATACACGATGAGTACCAGTTTGAAGTAGCCAAGAAAGATATTAAACAATTTGGAATCATAACTAAGGAAGGAATTAAAGATACAGAACGTAACTTAAAATTCAATTGTCCGTTAGATAGTACATGGAAAGACGGGGAGACATGGGCTACGACACACTAAAAATTAATGCTTGACATGTTGAACCGTTTGTGAGATAATTCGTTTCATAAACCAAACATATATAGGAGAATATATACTATGCCAGTAATTTCTGGAACCGCTTATTGGGCCGCTATTGTTAATCCAAACACCACCTTTGATTCTGATGGTGTATGGTCTATTGATGTTGCTAACCTTGATAAGAAATCCCTTGACCTTTTAAAGAAGGATGGGCTTTCTATTAAGAATAAAGGTGATGATCGTGGAGACTTTGTTTCGATCAAACGTAAGGTTCGTCGGAAGGATGGATCTCTTAATCGTGCTCCTGATCTTGTTGATGGTCAAAAGCGTACAATGACACAGACCCTAATTGGGAATGGGTCGCTTGTTAATGTACACTACACCACCTATGAGTGGGAGTTTAAAGGTAACAAAGGAGTTAGTGCAGACCTACGTGCTGTGCAGGTGACTGATCTTGTTCCTTATAATACAGAAGCTGATGAGGCTTTTGATGTTGTTGACGGTGGTTTCTCCAGTGAAGAAGGGGATGAAGATATTCCCTTCGCTTCGTAACACGTCCTGTGTGTGAGGGGGAGAGGTGTCTGTTTGTCGGGAGCAGGTGCCTCTCCTAACTTTAATATGAAAAATATATCTACATTAGTAGAAGATATCTATGATCTTTTTAGTCCTGAGCAATTGGATATGGATGAAAGAGAAATAGATTATCATGTCGATGAATTTGCAACCAACATAAAGGAGCACTTAAAACTATTTCTAAATGAGAAGCCTCGTGTTAAGGGCAATCTAAGATTGTCTGCCATAGGTAGACCAGAGAGACAACTGTGGTATGACAAGCACCTGTCACAAGACGAGGTAGTACCTCTTACAGCTTCCACACGTATCAAGTTTCTATATGGATATATATTGGAAGAACTTCTTATTGCCCTATCTCGTATAGCTGGACATAGCGTAACGGATACACAAAAGGAAGTTACCGTAGGAGGAGTTAAAGGACATCAGGATTGTATTATTGATGGCGTACTAGTTGATTGTAAGTCTGCATCAGGCAGGAGCTTTGATAAATTTGAGAAAGGCAGGTTGCAAAGAGATGATCCATTTGGATACATAGCTCAGATATCTGCTTATGCAGAAGGGAATGATCTTGATGAAGCTGCATTCCTAGTTATTAATAAGCAAACTGGTGAGATATGTTTGTTACCTGTTCATTCCTTGGAAATGATTAATGCTGATGATAGGATCAAGCATCTCAAGAAGGTAATGAAACAGGATAGTCCACCTGCCAGATGCTACTCTGATGTAGCTGATGGCACTTCTGGCAATCGCAGGTTAGGTACGTCATGTATCTACTGTGCTCATAAGAAGGAGTGCTGGAAGGATAAGAATGGTGGACAAGGACTACGTGTCTTTGATTATGCAAACGGATACAGATATCTCACGCATGTGTCGAGGACACCTAGAGATGTACCAGAGGTTAAAGATTGGTAGATCACCATTGGTTACAGGTTGGTAGTGGTAAGGCATTTGTTCCTGACTTGGATAAGTTTGGATTCGTCTATATCATTACCA